CGGGAAAAGCACCGCCGGCCCCCGAAGGGGCTAACGGAACGCGTTTAAAACTTGTACCCGAAGATACAAAACCTGCAGGCCAGCAGGAAAAAATTTAGTTTTATCACGCGGCCCCAAACGGGGTACTCGTTTGAATGCTACCAGTCAGCTCGTTAAAATGGGCGTACTGATGAAGTGGGTCAAGGAAAAATCCTTGCCGGTTTTGTAGTTGATGGTTATTGGTGCCTCCTTAGCGCACCCCACAGTCAATGTGTAGTGGAATGGGTGTTGTTGATCAGGGACTGTTGAACGCGCATAACCGAAGCGTTCAGAACTATACCATGGAAGGGAGGCTTTTCCCTCTCCGATGAGAGACAAGTTCATGTATTGATTTCCAGACACTGGCATCTGGGTAGTGCCAAACCCTGGAGGGGGCTGAGCCGGAGGGGGGTTGTTTAGTAATCCTCTGGTTCTCGTCACTAAAGCCCAGACTGACTTCCGAGGTGCGAAGTAACTGGTATCAACAATCTGGACATCCATCGAGCCTCGTACGCATGCGAACATTCTCATGAAATAAGCAACGTAATGATTGTAGAAAACGTGGATCGACAAATACTCTGGCAAACCAGTGCCTACGAGGAAATCGTTGGTAGGGAACTGGGGGAGTGGCGTTTTGAGAATTCCCAATCTCGCTGACGGAAACGAGTTCGTGTACTGGGCATTGGAACTCAAAGATCTGTGTGAATGGTAAACGGACATAGGTTGCATAATATCCGTAACGACATCGTGAAAGAAATCGTGCGACACTCCTTTGATCATTGGAGGTCCGTAAAACTCTTCAGTCGACATAATCTCGTTTTGATCTTTAATGCCCGCTCTGATCGCCGTCTCATCTACCGTATACCAGCGCATGCGAGTGATCTTGAAGTTCCCGGACGATAGTATAAATGCTCCGTCTGGGTCAAACTTGAAACCGACCATCTTCGCTTCTGTGGGTGAGGAGGCTGGTATTGCTGTTCTCCCGTATTTCGAGTCGTAGATCACGTTGCCGGTCGATTCGTACTGCATAATCACGTTCCCGAGTAATCTCTTATAGTCCACGGGAACATTGTTGACTGCACCAAGAGTGAACTGGCCGGTAACCGGCCCGGACACGTCGTTCGTGGGAGGCAAAAGAACCCCGTTTGCATCCTCCCAAGTCCAAAACGGCGAAATAGCTCCGGTTGTGAGAGAAGCCACCGGTGTGAGAGTAGTAATGCGGAACTTCGGAACTTGGAGTCTGATCTTCGAAACTTGAAAGCGAGCAGTGGATTCGAAAGTGAACTTATTGATGGGCCTCGTGTTCTCATAATCGTCCGTGGTAAAGTTGAAATC